ACCTAAAACAAAATCGTCAAAATCTTCGTCGCTAAAATCAGAAAAATCTAAGCCGAAAACATCGTCGACAAACGGACGTATAATCTCGATCCTCGATTCGTTTAATAATCGAGATTTTTCCTTTTCAATATTTTCGAAATATTTTTCGGCCTCAAGCAATTTCGATTCCATTAACTCGCATTCGGCATCTATATTTTTGAATACCGCATCGACAAATCTACCGCCATTTAAGAAATAAGCTTTTTTTGCTTTTCTTAATTTTTCTCTCGATGTTCTATTTTTAGTGAAATTTTTTCTTAAATCTTTAAAAACAGGTAGGTTTTCAGAATTAACCTCCAAGCTTATGACGTCAAGATAAGCATCTTTTAGAATTGATAATTCTGCAGAAATAACGTCTATTCCGCCAAGTAATTTATTCGCTTCTACAGCCTCTAACCCAAACAATTCTGGGTTAATTTCTTCTGTAAATTCCAATGGAACTACAACTTCTTCCAATTGATGCAAGTCCCACAAGACCTCTTCTCTTTTTTCTCTGATCATAACTATAATGTTTTTAAATGATTTTCTAATTCTAGTACCTGCACCTGTGTGGCGTCTAATCTACCTTCCTCGATTGCGTTCAAGACTTCCTCTATACGCTCTTTCGTAGCTTCTAAAATTAATTTAGCCAGTTGTTTAGCGTTTAATTTTGGAGCCTCAGCTACAGGAATGATTTCCGCTCGAGCTTCGCCTTTATTACACCATTCAGCAATCATTTTTCCCGTTTCCTCTGTGATTATAAAAGGATTATTTCCTTCGAAAAGTTCCGTTCTATCTTTTGAAGGAATAGCCATGTGGGTGTCTCTATCAATAGTTAACGAAACTGTTAATTCGTACTCCCAACCGTCGCGCTGTAAGTCTTTCAATCCGACTTTTTTTACCTTTTTATCGTCGCCCATTACGGTTTCCATTTTCGAACGAGTACAAGTAATAACGTGGGCTTTGCACTGCAAAACTTTATTTACAAAAGCATCGTGTCTTGGAGTTGTTTTGCTCCATGCGCTCCAAGTATTCCCTTTGAAATAACTCTGTGCTAACATTTCGTTTATTTCAATACAACCCCCTGATCCGTTCCATTCGTGCGTAGAGCTATCAATTATGATACATTCCATTCCCGCATTAACACAGGTGTCGATTGCTTGGATATAACGCTCTGGACTGAATGGAGGTGATAGATCAACTACATTGAACTCTCCTAAATGATCGTAAAGCGACGAGCTTCCATTTTCCGTGTCAATTACCGCAATCTTAGACCAGTCGCCGACCAGTCCTTTTGCCATAAGCAATGCGCTATACGTTTTTCCAGCCCCACTTGGTGCCGATAAATTCAAGCGTAATTTTGCTTGTTTTCTAGTTGCTTTTTTTAATTGCATCATAATAAATTTTTTAATTTTTTTAATTTGTTTTTCAAAACTGAGTTATTCCCAACTTGTGCGACTTGTATCAGAAATTCGACTTCTAATTTTAAATGTTCGAATAAATCCAAAAGAGGTCTTTCGTGATCGGTTTCGTTGTAATGCTCGAAACATTCTAACAGTGTTTTAGGCTCTTTTTTCTCTGGTTCCAATTCGTCCTGATTGACAGGGTTACTTGGGCTGTGTTCGCTATATGTATCTAGCACGAGTAATCAATTTCAAGTTCAGAAAGCGGCTTGTCGAAATTCGGATCGGTCAATTTCACTTTACCTGCTAATTTTTTGAAAGAGATTAACTCTTCATTTAAGCGTTTGTTTTCAATTTCTAACGCATTAATTCTGTACTGTAAATATTCTATCATTTTTGCTCTGGGATTAAAGTTGTTAATTCAATATTGAAATTATCGGCAATCTTAACTAAAACACTAAGCGGACAATCTTTTTTTAGATTCCAATTATAGAGCGTGTTTGGGTGTGTTTCTAAAAAAACTCCGAGTTCCGCCACGGTCATTTTTTTGTGAACGTACTCGATTTTTTTCAAAACGAATACTAGATCAAAATAAGTTTTTTGTTTCATAATACAATTTTTTGTCAAAGATACAAATGTTTTTGACTTACACAATATTTTATTAATATTTTTTATTATTTATTGTTTTTGTCGAATATATAAGTATCTTTGACAAAAAAAAGGATATGAAAAACAAAGTAAAAGAATTTGCGGAATCTGTAGGTGGGACCATTTATGACGGATCGGATTTCGACTGGGAATTTTATTTTACAGTTTCTGGTTTTTTAAACGGGAAATATTTCCACGTTATAATTATTCAGAAACATTCTAAGCAATGGACTGAAATTATAAAGACCACCGATTGTGCTGAAGAAATTAAAGAAGTATTAACTAGGTTTGAAATTAAAATTTAAGATTATGAAACTAATATCAATGACAGATTTTGTGTTGGAAAACGATAGTACGTGCATCTATAAATACGCTAACTTATTAAAACAACCCTTAGAACTATGGATGTTTGTGCCGTGTGATGAGAATGGGGATGTTTTAGTAGAGCCAAAGTATGAAGAATTATGTAAATATTGCCCATTAGAAGATTGTAAATCTAACTCGGTAGGAGATAGTTGTGAAGGTAGTAGATGTGATGTTGCATTAGAAAATTATATAGACGAATACCAACAAGCAAAAGAAAGATGTTTGTTTTTAAATCAACAAGGAGAGGTTTTTGACAATGAATTAGCGACTATTTATTTATACGAATTTTTCAATATTGAGCAACTATCAAATGATATTAGATTAATTCAACTAACCCAAACAGCAATTAAACAATTAGGATTATGAAACCCTACCCGCACCAGGAAAAATCTATAAATGAAATTCTACAACACCTTGAAATCAAAAACAAGGTGTTGTTTTCTTTGGCTACAGGAGGTGGAAAAACTGCTGTTTTTTCTTTTTTGACAAAACGATTTATAAAAAAAACCGGTAAAAAAGTTTTAATTGTAGCGCATCGAGATGAGCTGATAAATCAAACCGCTTCAACTTTGAGAAAAATAGGAGTTACCGTTGAGACGGTCGTAGCTTCGAAAAAATCCTTAAACCATCTAAGTAACACTTACGTGGCAATGATTCAGACTTTGAAAAAAAGATTGCAAAAAGACGATAATTTTTTGAAAGACGTGGGATTAATTATAGTCGATGAGGCACATCTGCTTTTTCATAAGGAAATTTTTGACTATTATCCAGACGCAAAAATTTTAGGAGTTACGGCAACTCCGGTAGTTTTAAAAAAAGTTAATTTTACAAAATGCGCCAGATGCGGTAAAGAATATGACAATGTCGAAACGTGTTGTAATATTGAAACTTACGAATATGTACGTCCATTTGTACTGAGTGAAATTTATGAAGATTTAATTATAGGCCGTTCAATTACCGACTTAATCGAAGACGGAAAGCTAATACGTGAATTGGTTTACAAAACTGGAAATTTGGATCGTTCCGCTTTAAAAATCGATGCTAAGACAGGAGATTTTGACAATCAGGACGAGCAAATTGAAAAGGGTTTATTTGACGTTGTCAAGAATTATAAAGAAATTGCGGTTGGAAAAAAAACAATTATTTTCAATAGTTCCGCAAAAATTAACCTATTAGTTTTCGAAGCGTTCCAAGCCGAAGGTTTTGAAAATGTAAAAATGTTTGACAGTGTAAATGATTCTGAAAACCGAAAGTTAGTTTTGGAATGGTTCAAAAATACACCTGATGCAATTTTGTGCAACGTATCGATTTTTACAACTGGATTTGACGAGCCAAGCGTTGAGTGTGTAATATTGAACCGTGCCACGCTTTCAAGAGCTTTGTTTTTGCAAACGGTAGGGCGCGGGGGACGTCCTTGCGACTCAATTTATAAACCATATTTCACGCTTATTGACGGAGGCGGAAATGTAGAGGCTTTTGGAAAATGGAGCGACGAAATTGATTGGAAACCTATATTTTACGGCACCGATTCCAAACCAAAACCTAAAAAAGAAGCTTTGGAAAATGTAAAACAATGCAATGAATGCGGTTATATTCATGCAAAAAACTTATTAGAGTGCCCTGAGTGTGGATTTTCAGAACCAGAAAGAGAAAGGGAATTATTGGTTTCTGGCGAAGTTGCTAAATTAGTAGATGCGGTGCCATTACCTGATGGGAACAAAATTGTAACTTATTGTTTGAAATTGGGACGCGATCGTAATTTTGCCTGGTTGGTTTTGCAGTCTCAGATTTTAGATATGTTTTTTTACCACAACGTTAGCAGTGGCAATTTTTCAAACGTTGTTTTAAACGGAGAATTCGAAATCAGTATTAGAAATTTGATAAAACAACCGTATGCAATAATTCAAGGTAGTAGCTTAGAAAGCGGAACCATGCGAACTAAGGCGTATCTTGTGAATAAAATTAAAAATAAATTAGAAAAATATTATGAAAAACGAAAATGAGTCAGTTGTACAGCAAAATTGCTATAGATGGTTTAATAATAAATATTGCACGAAATTCAAAGAACCCCGTTTGATAATTTATTCGGTTCCAAATGGAATTCCAATTCCTTTACCGCCAAAAGAAATGAGTCGAGCTTTAGATGCACTTTCAAAAATTGGAATGCAAAAAGGAATTAGCGATTTAAAAATAGAAGGGATTTTAGGTCGGACAATAAGTGTAGAGGTTAAGACTTCTACCGGAACCCAAAGCCCCGCACAAATAGAAATACAGGAACGAGTTGAAAAATTAGGGGGGATTTATTTATTGGTTCGTAGTTTAGAATCATTCCAAACTCAAATCGAAAAACATTTAGTATATTTGATGAACCCTTGAAAGAGGGTTTTTTATTCATTAAAAACGTAAAAAAAATTACATTATGACAAGAGGAAACTTTTCAAGAGCAAATGAATTAATTGTTAAAATTAATAAAATAGAGCACAAACTTTGCGAATTGTACGATTCTGAACTTTCGTTAAATTCCAAAATGGAATCCGAGAGCTGGAGCTTATTCAAGATTCAATTTTCCAAACAACAAATTCTTTCGGTTCTAAAATACAATAGAGAGATTCTGAAGTCTCAAAAAGAAGTATTGGAAAAAATGCTATCTAATATTTAAAATTATGACCAAATATGAATGCACGCAAAAAGTCCTAAAGCGACTATTAAACAAGTTTCCAAAGAGATTGGAATTTCACGTCCAACACTAGACGCTCGTTTAGCTTGGAATAACTGGAAGATTTCCGAAATAACACATGTATCGAAATTATGATGACAATTACAAATGAAGACAATATGGCTTTAATGAGCCGTTACCCTGATAACTATTTTGATTTAGCAATAGTTGACCCGCCTTATGGGATTGATGCGGATGTAAAAAATAATACTGATAAGATGCAAACTAAAAAATCAGCAGTAAAATCTAAAAAATACGGTTCTCAATTATGGGATTCAGATATTCCTACAGATGAATATTTTGATGAATTAAAAAGAGTATCAAAAAAACAAATTATCTGGGGTGCTAATTATTTTGGTTTAGTTGGTGGAATGATTTATTGGCATAAGAATGTAACAATGCCTACTTATAGTACTGGAGAACTTGCTTGGGTTAGTTGGTTAAATAAATTAGATTTTGTAAATATAACTTGGCACGGAATGATTCAACACGATATGAGCAATAAAGAAACAAGAATACACCCAACACAAAAACCAGTAGCACTTTACAAATGGATTTTAGATAAATACGCAAAACAAGGAGACAAAATCCTTGACACACATTTAGGCTCTGGTTCAATTGCAATAGCTTGCCACGATTACGGATTCGATCTAACAGCTTGCGAGTTGGACAAAGAGTATTTCGACAAAGCAATGGAAAGAATAAACAACCACGTAGCACAGCAAAAATTATTTTAATATGATGACAATTCAAAAATATTTAGTATATTTGCGTAGTGTTGTTCGGGCAGGTTCGATACGTTAAAGATTTTTTAAAAAGCTCACAAAAGTAAAGCCTGCCCGCTTGAAATTGTGGGCATTTTTTTATTTTATGGAATACAATTTATTACAAAAGAAACATGACAAAGTTTGCGACTTATTTATAAGTGGAAAAATAGAATTTTGTTTGTTTCAAAAACTAGAATTATTATTCTTAAAAGATTCTTTATTATTTACAATCAATCTAAA